ATTTTTCCACACCTCACGCACCGCCACACATACCCGCCAGCCTCCCGGCTCCAATGCTTACGGTACCTGTGCTGACAGCGCCTCTGCCGAAACCACCGAATCATACATTCAATCAATTGCCTCACCTCCCTGTTGCGACGTCGCACAACCTAAAAATGCGTACAAAAAACCACCGGCCATTACTGACTGGTGGTTTTAAATGCGTCCTTCTTTTTTTAACTGTTCTATTTCTTCTGCTGTTAACTTAAATGCTTTTATCTGTTCCTCTCTCCACGCTTTTTCACGTTCTTCTAAGTCCTTATCGTAATCTGTTTTTGTCAATCAGACCACCTCCAATTCAATGGTATTCCCTTTCCTTGATAATACTCTATAAATACATTCCTTGTCAAGCAATAGCTCTCTTTGTTTTTCAAAATGACTTAGCTTTTCAATATATGCTGCGTTAGCTCCCTTTTTCACATAAATAACAATTCTATATTTTGCATTAAATGAACGATTCTCAATAACTGACGTACTAAAAAACTGCTTCGGTCTAAATAGGCCATTTTCTGCTATACCTGAAGATGGGTCTATATCCATTCCTCTATATGCAATAACATCATACTTTAGCCTATTTTTCTTCAGTCCTCTTGATATAGCTTCGGCATATTCTTGTAATTTCGCATTTTCTGGAGCATCTCCCCGGAGCATAGCATTTAATCTCTCAAAGAAACGATTCGGCTTTTTATCCCCAGAATTATATGCATACTTCTGGATTGCTCTCTTTTCCTTATCTGTTAGCTCTTGAATCCACCCTTCTGAATCTTTTCTTAATATCTGTACTACCTGTCCTGATGGTACAGCTTTAAAATTTGCAAGTGGCCTCTTTGAATCTACATATTCTCCACTGGTCATTCCGCCAGTCTTGAATCTGAGATTTTTCCATTTCCTTGCCTTTATTCCATATTTTTTCTGGTTTTCTTCATCCAACGAATGCTCTGCCAATCGCTCATACTTCTCTGCCTGTCGCTGTACATACTGCTGTCTCCATTCCTTCCAAGTCATACCTTCCGAAACCTCAATAGGATTTCCATCCGTATCTCTGGCTGCCCGGGTCAAATCTTCTGTAGGAGTATCATCATAGTGCGGGACTGTTGTACATCGGCACAGCGGATGGAATGGTGGCATATTTATCCCGATAATTTCTTTCCCCACCTCGTACACCTTATTGTCCAGTTCCCCACAGACACCGCAGGTCTTGCTGTCCAATGTGGCGAGGATCTCATATTTTTCTACGCCGTCCTCTTTATAGCCTGCATGGGCAGCCTGACTCATCAGGAAGGAACTCTCTGTATGCAGGAGTCGGTACGCATCAAACTTCTTCGAGTTCATTTTCTTGGCAAACTCATTCGTCAGCATAGATGGATGCTTGCCCTGAATCAGCATCGTGGTCACCGCCTCCATCAGCTGGGCCTGCAGGTGATCCTTCTGTCTCCACAAACGCTCTGAAAATACCGCACCGTTGAATGGATATTCCAGCAGTTTTTCCACAACTGTAGGGTTGATTTGTGCAAACGCCGCGTGAAAACCGTGATACTGGTCAATATTGTACCAAGTACGGTAATACGCCTCCCCATAGACCTCATACATGGTCTTTTCTGCCTCTGCCTGATAATCTGTGACATACAGCTGCCTGAGAAGAGCATCTATCTGGGCCTCCAGGGCCTGGTAGCGGGTAATCCGAGCCTTGATGGACATATTATTGACCGTCTGGTTGTACCTGCCAATATTTTGCATTACCAGATTGATATACTCTTTCAACTCCCCCACCTGCTCCGCGTCCAGCTTTTTCTGGGCTGAGGCATAGGAGAGGCCGTTTTCCTCTGCATAGCGGAAATAGAACGCCTCAATGATCTTCTGCAGTTCCCGCCTCGTCTGATTAAATGCCTTTTCCAACCGGGTGAAATACTGATTCATCTTCATTTCCCCCGCTTGGTACATGAGTTCCTGACGTTTCTGCCAATAATTCGCCATTATTCTTCACCACCTTGGCCGTCCTCTCCCGCATTCTGCTCTGGGAACATATCGGAGAGTTCTTTCTGCGCCGCTTCTTCCTGGGCTTTCAAACGCTCCAGTTCCTCATCGGCATCTTCCACCCACGGATGGTTCTTCACAATTGTTTCGTCAGAGATCACCCCTTTACTGTTCTGGCAGTCTGTAATTGCTTGGCTTTCATTGATCGCAATATCCCTGTTAAAGGTAACATCAATCTCCTGGTCATAGAAGCTGCCGGTCCCGGTCAGTTCCAGATAGCGGTTGACGAACCAGAACAGCTGATCCATACCATCCTTGAATGCATTCTCCATCCGGTTGCATTTCAGATCCAAGCCGGAATAAATAAATTTAAGGGCAATTCCAGAAGGGCTGTTTCCCAGCTTGTCACTGTTCTTGTCCACACCCTGGCCAAAGTCATAGATATCCTTTTTCAGGGTTTCAAAGTCATCCTTTGCTGCAGCGATATCTATCGGGGCCGTAATCGCCTCCGCCCCGCCGTCCTCATCCAGGGAAATAGCACGGAAGTAGTTCAGCTCCTGCATGAACTCTCCCAGATCATGCCCCCCATAACCTTTCAAAGCATACACGATGGAACGTGCCTCGTCCAAGAAGTTCGCCACATCTGATCGGGCCTTGTCATACCCATCAATCAGAGTTTTCACAAATTTCAGATCTGGAAGTTCATAATCGTTATTTTTAAAGGCTATGAATGGCACTTTCCCCCAGTTTCCCGGAGCATTTCCTACCTGAAAATGCTCCATAAACTCACTATCTTCGTCTACCGCAGCGTCCAGATACCGCTCTGAATCCAGCCGTAGGTCCTGTCCCTCGCCCTCTGAATCTGATGTGTAATAGGCCACTCCCTCCGGCGTCCAGTATTCCACCTTCGTGATGATCTTCTGTTCTTGGCCTTCGATGGTATCCACATCGTAGAACCAGATAAAACCATTCATATCTTCATGGTCATTGTCTGTCCACAGAGGAATCCCCTGCCCCGGCTTAATGATCATAGTCCGAAATGCTCCATTCTCATCGATGTACGGATGCAACCAAGAGAGTCCTCCGTTAGATGCATCCACACCCAAGCGCATCAAGCGCTTTGCCTGGAATGTCTTTCCAATCGCATCCTTTACCATTTGCAAGTAATCTTCTGAACCCTCGCACGATAATGTGAACGGCTTTGAAAGAAGGTAGTTGACCTTATCCTCTACCAGGATATGCATAAACCCATGGGCCCGGCGGTTGTTGGGTTTCGCCAGATCCAGAATACGATCGATCCTGCCTGTAGCTTTGTTCTCCTGGTATCGGTACATTTTCCGGTTCATGATTGCTGGATTGTCCACTGCATAGTAGGCTTCTCCGTCCAGCATCCACTTCCGCTCCCTGGACTTTATGAACTCGTCCATATACAACCGGCACAGCTGCATATGGGTCATTCGATTTTTGTTGGGATCAAAAATAATATCCATCTTCCTCACCTCACTTTAATATCCGGATCCCCGGTTTCATCCTGATAATTGTCATACAAAAATACCGGAGCGCATCCAGCGCATGGTCATGTTCCTTTACTGGCTTGTCCTCGCCCTTATCTGCCGCCTTCGCATCCCAGATATAAGACGCAAACTCCTTGATCAGATTTTCGCAAGAATTATCTATAAAAATAGAACCCGTAAGCAGCAGCGTAGCTACAAATCGGATTCCATCCAAAACATCATTTTTTGCTTTTTTGACTTTGAAGCCGTCTTTTTCTAACTGCGCCTTAAAGGATGCGGCAGCAGGATCCAGGATTACAGCTCTGATTTCGGTATTTCCCAGCCAGCTTTTCAGATCCGCAGAATACTCCGCATCTGTCTTTTGTCGACCTTTGTCCCGACCAGAGTAGTAATACTCCCGCCGGCAGTACCATTTTTTATCATCTCCCTGTTGACACAGGAGGAAAGCCGTGGGGTTTTGGGTACCATAATCACAGCTGACATACTTATCACCAGTCCAGAAGTCATGCCCTGTCTGTGCTTTATATGCAGCAGCCAGAGACTCCGTATCAACGGTGTGCTTGTCTGGATCAAACATATCATAGATAACACCCTCGGCCATCGCCCAAAGGCCCATGATATAGCGCTTGAAGAATACGCCGGTATACATACTCCGGTACCTGGCTTTGATTTCTTCCGATAAACTCAGGTTATCGTCCATGGTAAAATGGACGTACAGCAGCTTTTTAAGATCCGGTTCCTTCCCGGCGGCTTTGGATTCCTCCCGGAGCTTCGCGACCTTTTTCTTTCCCAGGTAGCCGATAGCCTTATCAATCCAGTTGACCTTAAACCAGTGATAGGGGCCATCTGGGTTGCAGTTAAACCAATATTTTGATCCAGTTACAGAACAGCGGCCGGTTGCCTGGTTCACAAAGCTCTCCGGCATCAGTGCAACCTCATCGCAAAAAAGCCCCGCCAGAGTGATACCCTGAATCAGGTCCTGACTGCGCTCGTCCTTGCCGCCGAAGATGTAAAAGTAGTTAGTAACCTGACCGCGGCTAATCTCCACCATATTGTCGGCGCGGTGGTCTGACACGCGGTACCCCCGGCTTTTTAACATCAGCTTAAGCCAAAACAGGACATTACGCCGGAAAGAGCCGATGGTCTTGCCGCACATGGCAAAGTTCTGTCCAGAGAAGGTTGACATGGCCCACATCACAAAGGATAAAGACATACAGACCGTTTTACCGGATCGGATGGCCCCATCTGCGATAATGCCGTCATAATACTTTACAGGACTGTTCGGCACCCACCATGTAAGAATCTGCTTTTGCTTGCGAGAGAAGGGCTGAAACTTAAAGATCTGGACCTTTGTCAGGATATTCCGCTGGCTTTTCAGTTTCTCCAGTTTCTGCTTGGTTTGGCTGATCCGTTCCTTAATCGTCATTGGAACCACCCCACAAATCTCCGGACTCGGTATTCAGTGCCTCTAAAAATCCATCCTCTTCCACTTCCGTCTCCTGTCCGCCCAGTTTCAGTGCTGCCATATCCAGTTTCATGATCTCAATCTCCAGACGAGCATCATCCACGCCAAACCGATGCAGAGAATCAATGGCAGCCTGCTTTCGGGCCTGTACCCGAGTCAGGGCATCCTCAATGGCCTGGATCTGTCCAAGCGTTGCGTGTTCCTCATTCAGATCCGTCCATTTATCCTTCTCGGTTCCTTTTTTCTTTTTTACGGTGGTGAAATCCGCCTGCCGCAGGTTCTCAATACGCCGTAGCATTCGGCGTTCCCTGACAGTCAGCAGCTGAATCTCCTGGAAGAGAAGCTGCTCCTTATCCTTCGGGACTGTCTCGGCTAACCGGCGCTCATCTGAATCCAGACAATCAAAAAGGAGAGTCTCGAACTCTCCCGTGGTGACTGCGTTTTTATTTCCCGGTGGGCCTGTACCACCATGGCCTACAGCATTTTGATTGCCTGGCTGACCGCCTTTTGCTTTCGCAACGTTGCGTTTTTTCTTTTGCAACGCTGCATTACAATTCTCATCCCAGTTATATCGGTTCTTCCAGCTCCGGATCGTCCCTACAGGAACTTCCAAAGCCTTTGAAATATCAATCAATTTCGTGCCTTGCAGGAACAGTTCCTTTGCCTGCTCCTGACGCTCATCTGGTGCTCTTGCCAAGCCTCACCACCTCTCATTCGTTTCGTTTTTTGGGTATAGAAAAAGAGCCGCACGGGGCGGCTCTGATAAAATGACTTTTTAATC